CAGAAAAGTCTCCGCTGTTACAACTAAGACCACCACCACCAAGGATACTATTCTTACGGTTCCTACCAAGAATACTGGTCTTTGGCAGTTAATGTATATCATTAGTCTTACCGGCAATGACACTCCAAAGGTCTATTGGTATGATGTCTCTACTAACACTGAATACTTCATTGTTGGTGGTAAGAACTTAGGTGCTGGTGATTTTATTAGATTAGATGGAGAGGCAGAGGTAGTTTTACAAGCTGGTGATGAGATTCGTGTGCAAAACTCTAGCACTAACACAGTAACCTACATAGCAACTGTAGAGTTCATGCCTGAAATGACAGTTCAGTTCCAATTCTAAAGGAGAATAGTATGCCAATGGTAGACGGAAAGAAATACCCTTACACCAAGAAGGGTAAACAAGCAGCAGCATCGGACAAGATCCGTAAACTTCGTAAAGAAGGTATGCCTCAGAAGCAGGCAGTTGCTGTTGGCCTAGCAATGACTGGTATGTCTAAGAAGAAAGCTGGTCGTGGACGATGAAACCAGGACTCTACGCTAACATCCAAGCCAAACGCAAGCGCATTAAAGAAGGCTCTGGCGAGAAGATGCGTAAGCCAGGCACTAAAGGTGCTCCTACAGCCAAAGCATTTAGAGAAGCTAAAAAGACTGCGAAGAAATAATGGTCAAAAAAGTCTATCAGAATCCTGAAGGCGGCCTAAATGCTAAAGGTAGAGCATACTTCAAGAATAAAGAAGGCGCTAACCTAAAGCCACCAGTGTCTGCTAAACAGGCATCAAAGTCTCCCAAGGCTGCAGCACGGCGTAAGTCATTCTGTGCTCGTATGGGGGGTATGCCTGGGCCTATGAAGGATTCTAAAGGCAGGCCTACTCGCAAGGCACTGGCATTAAAGAAATGGGACTGTTAAATGGCTAACAAGACTTACCTGCAGATGATTAACGATTTGCTTGTCCGCTTGCGAGAAGCAGAGGTGCCCGCTAATAATGCTAACTCATATTCTTCTTTAGTTGGTAAGTTTATTAACGATGCCAAGAGATATGTTGAAGATGCTTATGATTGGACAGCACTAGAGACAACTAAGACTGTCACTACTAGCAACGGTGTCTATAACTACACCATTACTGGCGCTGGTTTACGATTCCGTACAAAGCGTGTATTAAGCCAAGAAAGTGATTGGTTTCTCTCTATTGAGAATCCAAATGTAATGGAAGACTATCTGCGAAATAACACACAGCAAAGCGGTGCTCCTGATCGATTCTGCTATAAAGGTGCAGACTCCAATGGTGACGGTAAAGTATTATTCTTTCCTGTCCCTAATGGTGTGTACAACATTGACTTTGACTTGATTGTACCACAAAATGAACTGGCTAGTGACTCCACAGTCATCACAGTGCCTGATGTGCCTGTTATTCTTCGTGCCTATGCTATGGCTATTCGTGAACGTGGTGAAGACGGCGGAATCAGCGCATCTGAGGCCTTTGGAATAGCACAGCAGACCCTAGCAGACTATATTGCTATTGAGCAGGGACATAATGGTGCTGGAACTACTTGGGATGCTGTTTAATGGCTGAAGAGTTAGTAACAGCAACAATTTCTGCTCCTGGCTTTGCAGGCCTTAATACACAAGAGTCTTCTATTCAGTTAGACTCTGGCTTTGCATCGCAGGCCTTTAACTGTGTTATCGATAAGTTTGGTCGTATTGGTTCAAGAAAAGGCTGGTCAAAGGTTAATACTACTAACACTGACTTAGGGTCTAATCCTATTCAGTTTATGTTTGAGTTAGTGGATGCTTCTGGTAATCAGTTCCTTAGTGCTGGTAACAATAAACTATTTACTGGTACTACAACATTAACACAGAAGACAGTTAGAAACTCTACCGATAGTGGTGATGTAGCGTACACCATCACTGCCAATCACTGGCAGGCAGCGGCATTGCCTTATGGTGATGGTACTAGCGCATCGCCTCATGCCTTCCTTGTGCAAGCTGGTCACCCAATGTTGGTGTTCCACAAACTGGGCGCTACCTCACACGCACATACTGGTTCTTACGGCTTTCAGCAATTTGGTGATATTGGCACTCTTCCTACAGGCTATTCTACATCTGACTTCAAACCAAACTGTGCACTAGCTGCCTATGGCCGTATTTGGGTAGCAGACATTGTTGGTGATAGACAGACTGTGTATTTTAGTAGGCTTTTAGACGGCTCAGACTTTGATGGTGGCGACAGCGGATCACTGGCATTAAATTCAGTGTTCCCTAATAATGACCAGATTGTTGCACTAGCAGCACACAATGGTTTTTTAATTATCTTTGGTAGCAACAACATTGCTATCTATGCTAATCCTATCGATGTTACTACATTAACATTACAAGAATATATTCCTAATGTTGGTTGCATTGCTAGAGACTCTGTGGTATCAACAGGTACAGATGTTATATTCCTGTCTAACGGCGGTGTTCGTAGTTTAACACGTGTTATACAAGAAAAGTCTTTACCGTTTAGAGACTTGTCTAAGAATGTTCGTGATGAGTTGATGGCGCTGGTGACTAGCGAAACTAAGACAGCTATCAAAGCAGTTTATAATGAAGTAGAGGCTTTTTACTTATTAACTCTACCAACAACAAAGCAAACCTATTGCTTTGATATGCGCGGATTCTTGCCTGATGGCTCCAGCCGGATAACAATCTGGACTAGCATTGAACCTAAGTCACTCTTTGTTACTTCAGCAAAACTAATGTATCTAGGCATGACTGGGTATATTGGTCTGTATGATAATTATTTAGACGATACTGAAACGTATCGAATGATTTATTTTACTAACTATTTTGACTTACAGAAGCCTACAATACAGAAACTATTAAAGAGAGTAAACTGGGTTGTTGTTGGTGGCTCTCAACAAGAGGTAGTGACTAAATACGGATTTGACTATAAAGATGCTTATAGGTCTGTAACAGAAACATTACCAGCAGCGGATATTTCTGAGTATGGTACAGGGGAATACAACATTGCTGAGTATTCTTCTAACCGTATTATTGCAAAGTTTACAGAACAAGTAGGCGGTGCTGGTGTAGTAATACAGTTAGGATTTGAAACGGAAATTAATACTGAAGCAGTGTCAATTCAAAAGATTGATTGTTATGCTAAGTTAGGTAAGATTATTTAGGAGATATAAGTGTCTAATTACATTAAAGCTACTAACTTTGCAACTAAAGATGGACTTTCTACTGGAAATCCATTAAAGGTTGTTAAAGGTACAGAGATTGATGATGAGTTTAATGCTATTGCTGTTGCTGTAGCAACCAAAGCAGACACGGCGTCTCCTACCTTTACTGGTACGCCAGCGGCACCCACTGCATCGGCAGGCACTAATACAACACAGATTGCTACCACAGCGTTTGTTACTACTGCTCTACAGGCAGCATATCCTGTTGGCTCTATCTACATCAATGCTACCAACAGCACCAACCCAGGAACCCTGTTAGGATTCGGCACATGGACCGCCTTTGGTGCTGGTCGTATGATGGTTGGTTTCAATGCCTCTGATACGCTGTTTGATACTGCTGAAGAGACTGGTGGTTCTAAGGATGCTATCGTTGTCAGCCACACCCACACAGCCACTGTAACAGACCCAGGCCATACCCATACGCTATCACCAACAAACAGAGCTGTTTATAACTCCGGTGCTGGAGGCACTGCTGGTTTATCTAATGGTGGAGAACAGTTTACACAATTGACTATGAGTTCGGCAACTACTGGTATTACTGTTGCAAACAGCACTGAAGGTTCATCAGGCACCAATGCTAACCTACCGCCGTACATCACAGTTTATATGTGGAAGCGGACTGCTTGAAGGTACCAGTAGTACAGACAGATCAGTTTATTTTGTACATAGAGGATGTTGATGGTTATTGGTTTATACACTGTGATGTATTAACTAAATGGAATAAAGCAGTAAAGCATAATTTAAAGTTGTGGTTTAAAAGATTGACTGATGAGTGTGGTAAAGAATTGTTTGCTCTTCATACTCCGGAAGATAAGAAACATGAAAAGTTTTTAAAGATTTTTAATTTTTCTTATCTGCATTCTATTAAAGGAAATGATAGTAAAAATTATGATATTTATATCTGGAGATAGTTATGGGTATTGAAGCAGCGGTAATAGCTGGAGGTGCAGGTTTACTTGGCTCTGCTATGGCAGGCAGATCTGCTGAAAGAGCGGCAAGAACATCGGCAGATGCCCAACTGGAAGCAGCACGAATAGCGGCAGAGGAAGCCAGATTTAGGCCAGTAGGTATTACCTCTCGCTTCGGTACTTCTCAGTTTGCTTTTGATGGTGGTAGGTTAACTGGCGCAGGCTACCAAGCCTCACCAGAGGTACAGGCACTGCAGAACAGACTATCTGCATTGTACGGTACAAGCCTGGGGCAGGCAGAGGCGGCTCCAGCAGTAGCAGAGACGCTATTTGGCCTCGGTAGACAATATCTAGGTGAGAGTCCTGAAGCCATTAGGCAACAGTATTTTAGAGAACAACAGGCGCTACTGGAGCAACCACGTCAGGCAGAGGAACAGCGTCTTGCTGCCTCTGTATTTGGTCGTGGTCGTGCTGGTCTTAATGTAGGTGCCACAGGACAGCCAGAATTGGCTGCTCTTGCCTCTGCTAGGCGCCAGCAGGACCTGCAGTTAGCAGCGCAGGCAGAACAGGCTGCACAGCAGCGTATTGGCTTTGGAACAGGTCTGTTTGGTGAAAGTTATGGACTACAGCCACGGGCCTTGGCACCGTTCCAGGCCCAGTTCAATGTATCGCAGTTGCTGGAAGAGGCAGCAAGGCAGCCGTTAGACATCGGTGCTCAGTTGGGCGGTAGAACAGCCGCTTCTGGATCAAATGTTGGTCAAATGTTACTAACTGGTGGTTTAGGAGCAGCACAGACCCAACTACAAGGCGGTTTGGTTGGTCCTACTTTATTTGCTCAAAACATAGCAAATATCGGCCAGCAATATATGCAAGGCCAGCAACAACAATCGCTTTATGATAAGTTATTAGGCTTAACTAGATATAACCCTGCAAACTTTCAAAACGTAGCCTATTAAATAATACACTAGGAACTAATTATGGCAATCCAATCTTTATTTGGTTCTACTTCTAATGTGTTTGGGCCTTCTCCAGCAGAGATTGCTCTTGCTCGACAGAGAGAAGCACAACAAGAACAGTTATTGCGTAATCAAATGATTTCCCAACAAGGACAGGAATTTGGTCCTTTTAGAGGGTTATATCAGGCTGGGCTTCGTTTTGGAGATATTGCCGGACAAGCGGTTAAACAAGGATTGTTTCCTGCTCCTGTTGATCCACAACTACAAGAAGCAGTAGCAGTTCAAACTGTACTATCTAAGTATGCTAATCAGAATCAAACAGACCCTAATATTCTTAACAAGATTGGACAAGAACTAATGTCTATTGCTCCTAATGCGGGGCTTAGGGCATTAACTATTGCACAACAATTTGCAAAAGAATCTCCTTTTGGTAAAATAGATCCTTCAAAGTTTACTTCTGAATCTTTACAGACATATCAAAGAACTAGAAATATATCAGATTTAGTTCCTATTGAAAAAGTTAAGGCACTTGCGCCAGGACAAGAAATTATAAGAGCAGCAGGCGCTCTTGGGTTCGCTATTCCATCAGATGTAACAGCCTTTACTAAAGATCAGTGGGTTGCGATTGATGCTAAAATAAGACAAGATGAAACAAACAGGGCCGCAGCTTCTGCTGCTAAAATGAACTTTGAAGACCCAAGAGGCAAAGTTGAAGCAATAGCACTTATAAATAATCAGTTAAAACCATTTGTTCAACAAATTACAGCACTTGATCAAGCAATTAGTTTACGAAGAAATGATAAATCACCGTTCTCCCAAAGATTATTTGAACAAACTGTGGCAGGTGCTTTTGGAGATTCTCAGAAAGCTGCCTCTGAAATCAATAGGCTTGTTAATACTGGTAATCTTGGTGAGCGTGTCACAAACACTTTAAGTCTGTTTGTTAGCGGTAATATTGGTAACGCAACAAAAGAAGATCAATTAGAAAGTTTAAACGCAATTCGTGATTACATTGCTAAACAATATGATTCTACTGCAACTCCGTTTAGGGGCGCTTTAAAAGAAAAAGCAGACGAAATTGCTCCGCTTTCCGCTACTAAGTTCACTCGTCCTAAACTTCCAGAAGGACAACAGTATATCCCTATTGATGTTGTTAATCAGTACAAGTTAACAAAAGGACAAAGATTAAAGCAAGGCGATAAAGAGTTTATTTATAATGGTGACGGTACTATCACTATTCTGAAAGGTCAATAATGGCACAAGATAAAAGCGTAATGGGTCCGATTAAGTGGGACGAGCCTATTACATCTATTGGTCCTGCTGGTGATTTTACTCCTTTAGAAGCTGGTGCAACTCCTTCTCGTGTTTCTCGTGCTGGTTTTGAAAACGTATTAAGTGAGAATTTAAAAATAGGAGCGGCTAATGTAGCACAGCTGTTGTTACTGCCGTTTCGTATTCCTACATTTGAAACAGAACTAGCCGCAACTAAACTATCTAAAAGCATTCCAAGTTTGTTTGGAGTAACTGAGATAGGACCGCCTGAAGATGTTGTTCAACGAACAATAGCGGCAGGCACACAAGCGTTGCCTACTATACTGCTTCCTGGCCCTAAAGGCGCATCATTATTTACTCGTTCTCCGAAGGCGGCAGGAGAGGCTGTGGCAACCGCATTTGGTGCTGGTGCTGGTTTTGAAATAGGAAGAATGTTAGGAGAGGGTTCTGCATTTGAAGCACCGTTAGCTATCGGAGGTGCTTTATCTGCTGGAACAGCATCTAGCATTTTATATAATGCGTTTACACTTGCGCCCAAGGTTGGAAAAGAATTTATTACTTCTTTAAAAGGTAAAATACAGGGTGCTGTTGGAGATGAGAATTATAATAAACTTGTAAACGCAGTAAACGCTGATCAGATCAATCGTATTATGATTGAAGATCCAACTATTCCTGAGAAGTTAAGCCGTGTTGCAGAGATTCAACAACTTATTCCAGGCTTTAGTCCTAACTTATTTCAAGCCACGGCATCACCCACTGTTGGAATTAGAGCACAAGCGGCTTTACAGCGGCAAGTAGATAAGATTCCTGAAGTTATCTCACAGACACAAAATAGCATGACCGCTGTGCGTGCTAAAACTGCTGAGTTGTTTCCGGTAACTGAGTCTTCATTTGTGTTTGCTGGTAGGCAAGCAGATAAAACTAAAACAGCACTAGCTTCATTAGTTAAAAATGCCGATGATAATATTGAAAATTTAAGTTCTACTTTTGTAAGGACAGGCAGGCAAGAACTTGGCGATAAAATTAGGCAGGCTTACGAAACACGAAGAAAAGCTGTTGGTGATTTATTTAAAGATCAGTATTCTGCTTTAGATTCAGAAGCAGATTCTATTGGTGCTCGTTTAGCATCTAACGAAGTTGGAAACATTTATAACACTGTTTTACAGAATAGACAGATTTTTGAACAATCTCCAGAGTTGTTTACTCTTGTTCAAACAGCGTTCAAGCCAAAACAAGTACCTACTCCAAGTATATTAGGTCCGTCAGGAGAGCCTCTTGCTACAGCGGCAGCGCCTAGTTTTGAACCTGTTAATTTTAATGACTTACGTTCTTTGTCTCGTAGAGCCAATGCTGACTTTTTTGCCGCACAACAAGCAAATGCTGCTAACATTCCCGGTGCCGGACAACGGATGTTTGCTCTGGGTCAGCTAAAAACACAGATTGATAACGCTATTGAAACACTACCGGACGATATTAAAAATAAATACAAAGCACTAAATGCTGCTTATGACGATCAATACAGGGAAGTATTTCGTAAAGGTCTTGGTGGTATTGTAGGCGCTAAAACAAGGATGGGAGAAAGAGTAAAAGATGAAGATATTATAAATCAACTTGTAAAACCAAGCAATGTTGATGATTTCTATCGTATCTTTGGTCAAAATTCGGACACAGAGCAGTTTCTATCAAATGGTTTAATAACTAAGTTTTTATCACAGCCTAACTCTTTGACTCCTGATGGTGTACTAAATCAAGACGCATTGCGTTCTTTTGTGCGTAAAAATGAGGAAGTTATTGCAAAAGTTCCATCATTGCAAGGTTTTCTTTCTAATGCAGAAAAGAATATGGAAACATTTATTGCACAGAGACAAGCGGCGGTCAGTGGGATGCAGGCATTAGAAGACTCCGCACTAAAAGCAATAGCAAAGAAACAAGACCTAGACCAAGTATTTAAAACAGGAGAGTCTGGTGCGTTCCAAGATTTAAGTAAATTATCACAGTTAATTGGTGCTTCTAAAGCAGACCCAACAGGCAGAGCATTAAAAGGCTTGCAAGGAATAATGTTAAATAAAGCATTAGATGCTCAAGATCCTGTTGACTTTCTAAATAAAAATAGAAAGGCTTTTGAACGTGCTTTTGGTGATAACTTTTCTACTGTAGAAAAACTAACAGAGGCCGGACAAATACTTGGCCGTTCTTTTCCTGTAAATCCGCCTGCTCGTGTTCTTGAAGGTGACATATTAGAAAGAGCAATTGGAACATCTGGTCCTGGCGTTGGTTCTTTACTGCGTGACCGTATTTCATCCTTTGGATATAAAGCGTCTATTTTGTTTTCTAGGTTTACACAACAGAAAGGCATTGAATCCAAAGACAATGCTTTTTTAGAAGTGTTTAAAAATCCAGAGTTAGCACAAGAGGCTGCAAAGAATATCCAGATTATAAACTCACAGGCTGCATCAGACAAAGCAAAAGAAATTGCTAAATCTGGTTTGTATAATGTTTTAGTAAGGTCTGGTGTGAATATGTATCGCGCTGGTGTTGTAGGTTCTGCTGCAGAAATGGGACAACAAAGAGCCGAGGAACAAAGACAAACTGGGCTACAAACACCTATTGAATTACCAGCAGACTTACAACTAGGACAATAAAATGTCTGATCCAGCAGCATCAGTCCGTGCTGCGCTAGGAGGCATCAAAGAAGCGGTAAAAGTTGGCAGAGAGATCAACGAAACCGCCAAAGAAGTCAATACCTTCCTAGACGAGGAAGCAAAGGCTAGGATTGCCTGGAAGCGCAAACAACAGCAAATTGAACGCCGTGGTGACATGATGTTCATGTCTGCCTATGAAGAGTACAAAATCATTAGGCAAATCAGGGACGCAGAGATGGAGATGTATAAGCAGATTGAAGTGGAGTTTGGAAGGCCAGCAGTGTCAGAAGTCAAGTCCTTAATTACACAACTACGAAAACAACATCTAGAACTTAACGATGAGTTTTATCGTAAGCGTATGCAGACTAGACGAGAGTGGGGAATGATTTTAGTTGCTAGTGCTGTTGTGTATGGAATCTTTAAATTGACTGGAGTTATGTAATGATTACTTTAATATGACTGGAGTTATGTAATGATTACTTTAATATCTACGCTAATCTCCTTCCTTATGGGAGGCCTGCCCAAGTTCCTAGACTTCTTTCAAGACAGGTCAGATAAGAAGCATGAGTTAGACCTAGCCAAGATGCAGACAGACCGTGAACTGGCTATGGCCGAGAAAGGCTTCTTAGCACAGACTCGCATAGAAGAGATACGCACAGATCAGGTAGCGATGCAGACAGCGGTGCAGGAACGACAGGCACTCTATGCACACGATATTGAGATTGGCAAAGGTGCATCACAGTGGGTTATCAATCTTCGTGCTTCAGTAAGGCCTCTGATTACCTATGGTATGTTCGTAATGTTGCTCTTTGTGAACATCTTTGGCTTCTTCTACGCATGGAAGACTGGTGTGCCTTTTGACCAAGCAATGGCTATCCTGTGGGATGAGGACAGTGCTATTATCTTTTCATCAGTGATTGCCTTCTGGTTTGGTACACAATCGTTTAAGAAATGAAGGTATCTGCCGAATGTATTGACATGATTAAGCACCATGAGGGTGTTCGTGTCAAGCCATATCGCTGTCCTGCGCTGCTGTGGACAGTTGGCGTAGGCCATGTCATAGACCCTAACCATATAAAGGTGCCTTTTGATGAACGAAAAACACTACCAATCCCTGATGGCTGGGACAGACAGCTTACTACAACAGAGGTTGATGCCATTCTTGCCGCAGACTTGGCTACGTTTGAGCGAGGCGTATTACGACTGTGTCCTGCTGATCTTACTCAGTCTAGGTTTGACAGCCTCGTATCCTTCTCTTTCAATGTTGGCCTCGGCAATCTCCAACGCTCTAGCATCCGCATGAAGCACAACCGTGGTGACTTTGATGGCGCTGCGGAAGCCTTCATGCAGTGGACCAAGGC